ACGATGCCGTCGGTCGCCGACACGTTGATGAGCGCGATCAGGCCCGTCACGATGTCCGACGCCGTCGCGCTGGTGCCGCTCGTGAAGACGTAGTCGACGCCGTCGATGGTGACTCGGTAGTCGGTGTCGTCCTTCGCGACCGGGGTCAGCGTGTACTTCATCGTCGAAGGCGTGCCGCGGCGCCCGATCTTGACCTTCGGCGGTCGGGGCGACTGCGCGAAGATCGCGTTGGCCGCCTTGTACTCCGGCGACGTGCTCGCGAACCCGTCCGACACCAGCCCCGCGAGATCGGTGTACTCACGCACGAGGTCGGTGAACTTGCTGTGATTCGACAGGATGAGCGGCGTGCCGAATCCCGCGCGCGTGACCTGTGTCGTCTGCGCCGTGATCGTGACCTGTACGATGTCGCCTGCGCTCATGATGTGACCTCTCGCGTGACTTCCGCCGTCTCGATGTACGTCGTCTTGGCGCTTGCCGAGTCGACGCAGTGGAACTGGACCGTCATGGCCGCCCGGGACTGAAACCGCGTCTCGCGCAGCGCCGACAGGTCAGTGATAGCCCCGGGATTGAATGCGCCCAGTCCGGCCGCTCGCAGCGCATCGCGCACCGTCGGCAGCGCCAGCGCGGACTGCGCCCGGGACAGGTGGTCATGCGCCGTGCCGGTCCCGCTCACGGCGTCGGAGTAGGCCTGCACGCTCACGGCAAGGACGCGCCTGCCCTCGGTCGTGAAGGCGATCTCCTCTCCGACGGGCGCGAGCGCGTCGAAGGTGTGCGTCACGCCGTCGGCGCCGACGCCCGTCAGCGACAGCACGCGCATCGTCAGCGACGGCGACGGACGCGTCGTCCCGGGCTGGTGCGCCCACACGACACGGTCGGCGGCGAGGCCTGTGGCGGCGACGAGCCATGCGTGGATGGCGTTCTCTGCGGTGGTCAGGTTCATCGTCAGCCCCCCCTCCTCTCGCGCGTCGCCTTCGTCTCGCGCCCCTGTGTGTCGAGGCGCGGGTCATCGCGGCGCGGCTCGCGAGGCGGCGGCGGGCTCGGGGCCTCGTCGGGTTGCTCGCGCGTCACGGCAGCACGCACCATCCGGTAGCGCGCCTCACGCCGTAGCCGCGGTCAAACGCAACCCGCGCGTCCGCATGCGACAACCCCGACAGACGGCGCTCGAGCGCCAGATACTCGCGGGTCGTCTCGGCGTCGACGCCTCGAGTCACGTCCGCGATCTCCGGGTGTGCCGCGATGAGCGCGTCGAGCTTGTCGAGCGCCTCGTTGATCGTCAGTCCCATGTGTTCCGTCATGTCTCCACCTTCGCGGCGATGGCCTTTCGGAAGCCGCCCAGACCGACCCAATCCTCGACGAGCTCCACCTGGTAGGAGGCGCCGCCGTAGTTCACGACGTCCGCCGGCGCGCCCGTGGCCTCGTTCGCCGTGCGTAGTTCGTCCGACGTCCAGATCGCGACGGTCTCGCGCGTGCGGACACCCTCCGGCAGTCGCAGCAGATCGCGCCCCGACGCCGGCTGGATGTTCACCACGGCAAGCGTCGTCGTCGTCAGTGCTCCGGGCGTGAGGCGACCCGCGGTGTACGTCCCGGCGGCGCCTCGCGTGACGGTCGCGACGGGCGATCCAGACAGGCGCCTGATGGTGCTGGCGAGGTTGGCGAGGCTCATTCCTGACCTCGCTTGATGACAGCGTGCGTGATGCTGTTGACGAGCTGCCCGGTGTCGACGAGCGTGCGCGGCGACCCCTCCGACCCTTCGCGGGTCTTCTCGAGCTTGGCGGCGAGAGTGGCCGGCGCGTTCGGGGGCGGGATCTGCTCGCCTTGAGTGATGCCGTTCTTGACGTCCTTCGTGACCTCCAACCCGATCTGTTGCAAGCCCTGCTCGACGCTGAACCCGTTGATGATGTTCGCCCGCATGAGGTTGCCGAGCGATTCGATGTACTTGCGCTCGTTCGCGGCGAAGGCCGAACGCAGGAACGAGCGCTCCGGGATCGACGACGTCCCGAACTCGTTGGCGATGGCAACCTCGACGTTGGTCGGCGTCTCGTCGTCGCCATCGCTCTCGCGCGGCTTGGCCGTCGACAGGATGCCGACCTTGACCTTCATTCCGCGCACGTCGCTGGTGAGCTTCTTCACCAGCTTCTCGAAGTCGTTGCGGACGTGAAGCGTGAGGATAGGGCCGGCCACGTCACACCACCCGCAGCGCAGGCCCGGTCAGCCGCATGAGGCGGTAGAACTCCAGCCCGAAGCGAGACGTGCCCCAGCGCCCGGCGGCGATCGCAGCCACCGCGTAGGACCGGGAGACGCCGCCCACCGACTCGCTCGCCACGGGCCCGACGGCGCCTGCCACCGAAGGGTTGGCCTGCGCGACGAGGTGCGCTGCGACGAGGGCGTGCGCGCGGTCGTAGAGGCCGCCCCAGCCCGCCGCGTCGAGCTCAAGCGCGGCGTCGACCAGGAACGCCGCGACAGCCTCGTCGGCGACCGTGGCGAACTCCGGGGCGATGCGTCTGACGTCGGCGACCGTGGCGGCCATGCAGGGCTCCTACGACAACGCCGGCCCATTGCTGGACCGGCGCCGTCGACTCGTCAGCGTGACGCTGCGGCTAGACGCCGTCGGCGTACACGATGGACTTGGGGTAGTGGACGCCGACGCCCGCGGTCCGCAGCGTGCACGGCACCTTGAAGGACAGGTTGACCGCCTCGGGGGGCAGCATCATGAAGTCCTCGGGGATGTAGAGCTCCAGCGCCTCGGGGTCGCGCCGGTAGGCGATGGCGCGCGTCGTGTCGAGCGAGCCACCCGCCGCCGTCAGGCGGTTCCACGACGCGATGTCCTTCAGCCAGGGGTTGGTGTCCTTGATGAAGTTCAGGATCGTGGTGTCGCTGGTGTTGTTGATGGTGGTGCTCGCGATGATCGCGAAGTTCTCCGGCGGCACCAGCAGGGTGTTCGGCTTCTCGACGTCGTTCGTGTCCGCGAGCATCTTGGCGACCATGCCGTTGATGTCGCGGATGATCTTGTCGGCGGTCTTCTTGCTCCACAGCTTGCTGCTGCCGGTGCCGTCGGCGGGCACCGCGTAGGTCAGCGTGTCGCTGCGGCGCGCGAACCCGACGATGCCGTAGTCGCTGTCACCCAGCGCGGCGAGCGAGTCGAGCTTCTCCTCCATGACCCGACGCGCCGCGTTCATGTGGCGGTCGGTCAGCGGGACGTTCGCCTTCGCCGCCGCCTTGACCTCCTGGATGGAGTAGATGAAGCCATCGGCGATGGTCTTCACCGGGATGCGCGTCTCGCTCTTCTTGCTGTTCACGAGCGGCACGTCGTCGGCGTAGTCGGCGACGATCTTCGCGTGACCCTTGTGGTCGTAGGTCTCGACGACGATGGTCTCGGCGCCGGGGTCGACCTCGAAGTTCGTCGGGATGAACCGACGCGCCTCGGTCGCCGCGTACTTGACGTCGCGGGACTGCGCGAGCTTGTGTTCCAGTTCGCGCGCCAGAAAGAGGTTCTCGGCGGCGTCGAGCTTCGACAGCCTCAGACCACCGAAGGGGCTTCGCAGGGACATGGTGTTGCTCCTTTCGGGGTCACGCCCCGATGGTGGTGTTAGGGGACGGTCGTCAGCCCGACGCCGTCGTTGAAGGCGACCCGCCACGCGAGCGCGCCGCCGACTGTCACGGCGGCGAGTTCGATGGTCTCACCCGCGTTATCGAGCGTGAGGGTGTTGTTGCCGGTCATGTTGACCGCGCTCGCCACGGTGACGACGCAGTCGCCGCCGTCGACGTCGAGGCTCAGGGTGAGACGCTGCCCGGCGAAGGTCGGCGCCGCGATGGTGCGCGTCTCGCCGCCCACCTCGACCGTGGTCAGCGCCACAACGCCGGAGGTCGTCACCGGGATGTCGCCGGCATCGCCGGGGTCCGCGACCACGACGGGCTTGTAGGGCGCGAGGCCGGCGACGGCCAGCTCCACCGCGTCGACATCGAGGGCGANCTGCGCGATGTCCTCCGACACGGCGGAGTCGGGCGCGACGAACCACACCTGCGCGACCTCGCCCGCACCGGCGCTCGTCAGGTAGCGCGCGCCGAAGAACTGCCGGGCAGTGTTGGTGTCGGCGGACTTGCGGAACGCGCCCTTGGTGACCTTCGTCGCGTCGGCGACGCCGTTGGCGAAGCGGACGTAGACGGGGTCGTCGGGCGTCACCGCCTCCTCGACGCGGACGTACACGACGCCCTGCGCGACGACGTTCGCCACCGCGCCCGCCGCGACGCCGGTGCCGTCGGCGAGGCCGTGCACGTCGCGAGCGTGGCTGTGCGACAGCACGCCCACGATCTCGTCGCCGGCGCTGTCGAGTTCGTCGAAGTCGTTGTCGGCGGCGCCGCGGGCGACCGCGATGCCGAAGGGCTTGTCCTCGCCGCTGTCGTTTCGCAGCGAGCGGACGAAGCGCGGCGCGAGATCGGCGATCTGCCCGTCGAGCGCGGCCTCTGCCTGAAAGTCGTACTGGCCCATGGTGTTCTCCCGTCAGTGCGCCCGTGGCGCGGTAGGTGCGTTGATGGCTTGCGGCCTACAGCGGCGACTGCCAGGCCTTCTGCGCGGCCTCGCGGTACGCGCTGTCGGCGCGGGTCAGCGAGTCACCGGCGTCGGCGTGCTCCGACGCGACGCGCACCTGACCGAGCGCGGCGGTCCCGGCGTCGACGCGGGCGATCTCGGCGTCGAAGCGGGCCTCGATGTACGCCTCGCTCTTGCCGTCGAGCTTGGTGCCCGTGAGCTTCTCGGCGACGGCCCGGCGGATCTCGAGGTCGCTCATGGAGTCGAGCTTGACCTCGGAGCCCAGCACCGGCGCGGCCTGCCCGACGAGGGCGACGCGCTCGCTGATGCGGGCGGCCATCTTCGCCGGGTCGGTGACGTCCTTGAGCTTGGCGTCGAGCGAGTCGGCGCGGGCCTTCTCGGTGTCCGCCTCCGCCTTGGCCTTCTCGGCCTCTTCCTCGGCGGCGACCACCTGACCCTCGACGTCCTTGAGCTTCGCCAGCGCGTCCTTGAGCTTGGCGTCGAGCGTCTCGCGCCCGGCCGCCTCGGTCTCCGCCTTCGCCTTGAGCTGCGCGATCAGCGCCTCCAGGACGGGGACGTGCTCTTCCTCGAGTTCGACGGTGAATCCGTCGTGGCGCACCTTGGTCTTCATCGCGTTGTCTCCCTTGGCGGTCGCTCCCGCCGACGGTGTGATCTGTACGTCCGGGCTTTGAATCGACCCTCTCGGCGCGCACCTGGACCGCGCCATCGGAAGGCGCGACAAAGCGCTCTTCTCCGTCGATTCGCATGCGAACGAGAGGACCGGCGCGACCGACCGGGACGATGGCAACGTGGTTGTATTCGATGGCCCGCTGGCGGTGCGTGTACGGCTCGCCGTCGAACACACCGGCCTCCTCCACCACGTCAGCGTCGTAGCCGCACGACAGTTCGCGACGCGCGCCGCCTCGCACGGCGTCGATAGCTGGCGCGTCGACGAGCAGGATGGACGCGCGCACCAGCGTCTCGTCACGGTCGATGCGCTCGCCAAGGTGGCCGACGCTCAGGCTGCGCGCGTTCGTCGCGTCGAGCATCACGGACGGATGGCCGTCGGTGACGGGCGCCATCGCCAGCGTGGCGAGCGACTCCGGCGCGAACACGTCGTCGGGGTGGCGCAGTTCGCGCCGCTCGCTGCCGTCGGGGTTGCGGTACACGAACACGCCGGCGCGCGTCACGAACGCATCGGCGCGAAGCCAGCCGTTCGGCGTCGCCGTCGGGGCCTTCAGTTCGCCGGTGTCGTATCGCCGCAGCTTGGCCATGCAGCTAGCATGCGTCAGCGATTGAGCACGGGCGGCGTCGAGCCCGGCTGCGGACCACCAAGCCCGAACGTCAGGTCAATGATGGGTTCCGCGTAGCAACGACAAAGGACTTCGGTTCCGGGATGCCCGCCGGGTGGCGGCGTGTCCCACCGAAACCTCTGCCCCGCACGCGCCTCGTGTGTCGACCGCACCCGGTTGTCGTTGACCGTGCGCCAGATGTATTCCGTGACGCCGGCCGCCTGCTGTCGCGTCGCCGCAAGGTCGGACGTGAAGGACAGCACCTGGTCTCTCGCGATCAGCTTGGCGCGGGACTCCGACACCTGCAGCCGTTCCTGCAGCACCTTCGCCAGCGTCTCGTGACGGTCGCCGGCAAGGGTCGCGGCGGTGACGTGCGTCTGGATCTTGTCGATGGTCTCCTGCGCCATCTTCGTGATCAGGTTCGCGTTCTCTCGCCCGAAGGATTCGATCTCCGGCAGCAGCCACGGTTCAGACAGGGTCGGGTCGACGCCGATGGCTGCACGCACCTGTCGCGTCCACTGTCGACGCTGGTGTTCGGACGTGGCCTCT